ATATAGTCTATAAATGTTGTGCAGCAGCTGAAACTGAATTGGATTTTGGTGATGACGTAATAGTTGTTACTTCTAATTTTAGTGATGCTTATAAATGCGTACAACGTGATATAGATAAAATAAAACGTGAATTTCCCTTTTATGATGAGATAATTTTATTTTTTACAAGCCCTAATAATTTTAGGAAAAAAATTTTGCCGGAATACAAGGGTCATAGAAATAGAAAAAAGCCCTGTGGATTTAAACGGGTAATTAATCAACTTAAAAAGGATTACAAAGTTATTGTGAAGGATACTTTAGAAGCTGACGATACCATGGGTATTTATGCAACTAAGTACCCGGGAAACATTATTGTTTCACCTGACAAGGATATGAAACAGATCCCCGGGAAACTATATAACTTTGATGAAACAGTCGACATCACACCAGAAGAAGGTGCTAGATGGCATCTCATTCAAACTATGAGTGGAGATAACACTGACGGTTATTCTGGGGTTCCCGGAATTGGAATCAAACGTGCTGAAAAAATATTTTCTGAAAAAGGATACACATGGCAAGCTGTCGTAGAAACCTTTGAGGAAAAGGGCATGACTGAAGCTGACGCATTAATTAATGCAAGGCTTGCTCGAATATTAACTATCAATGATTATGACGAAGCAAAAAAAGAACCAATCTTATGGACCGCCCCCTCCAATTACCAAGTTAACGACTGAACAAGACTTCAGACTAAGAGCTATTGAGTTAGCTATTAATAGTCCAGAAGCAACAAAGGAAGATATTATTACTGTCTTCCTTGCCTTACAAAAGCAAAGTTTTATACTTGCAAACTGTTTAGAAAATTTAATAAACAAATGGCCGAAACCACCAACGACCACGGACCGTCCTACTACCGAAGAGGTTCCATTGATGTTTGGGATTTTATTAGAGCGCAAGGATTAGGTTTTCATTTGGGAAACGTAATCAAGTATGTATGTCGAGCCGGATATAAAGATAACGATATAGAAGATTTAAAAAAAGCTGTCCACTATTTACAGAACGAAATTGAATACAGAACCGAACATCATAGCTAGGACTGGAAGAGTCCAGCAGTGGATTGATAATCCCAACTCACGTCTACCCGTATCTTGTACTGTCTTCGTTGTTGAAGACTCAATGGAAGGACCAAATGGAATTGAAGCAAGTTGGAAATTTGTATCACACGCTCTCCGATATGGAGCAGGCGTCGCGGTCCACTTGTCAAAACTCAGACCCAAGGGTACTGAGTCTATTAAGGGAAGTGACACACTTGTTGCGTCAGGTCCCACATCATTCGCAAAAATCTACTCAACATTAAATGAAATTCTTAGGAGAGGTGGCACGTACCGGAATGGGGCGTGTGTTATTCATCTCGATATTACACATCCCGATATTCTTGATTTCGTGCAGTGTCCTCGACAAGAACTCCCATGGGTCAAACGATGTGTTGACCTCACCGAATCCGCGTGGTCTGAAACAGATACTGGAACAAAGGAAGCAATCTTACGAGGAATTGCAAAAGGAGATATTTGGCTCAACAAAATAAAACACGATGAACAAGGAAATAGAATCTACTCCAACGTCTGTCTTGAGGTTTACTTGCCCTCACGAGGAACGTGTCTCTTACAGCACCTTAATATGTCTGCCTGTCTTATCGGCGACTTACGATCAGGTTTCCGTGAAGGCATGTCCACGCTGTGTGAGTTACATGGTAGGACAGGGGTTGGAGAATCTGGAGAATATCTTACGCCAGATATCGACAGGCAAGTCGGCTTCGGACTCTTAGGTCTAGCCAACTTCCTAGCAAACAACAACATTACATATGCCGAGTTTGGTAAGGCTCTTGAAGCAACAAATAATGCTGAACCTTACGAAGGATACGCAGGGTTAGCTGCGCGTGAATTTTATCTTGGCATACAGGAAGCAGCTAACATAGCAAGAGAGAACAACATGCAGAGAGCATTTGCCATAGCACCTACAGCTAGTTGTTCTTATAGAAGTAAAGATCTCAAAGGCTACACAGCAACTCCAGAGATCGCTCCACCAATCGCTCGCACAGTTGACAGAGATTCCGGTGAATTTGGGGTAGAACAAGTGCAATATGGCAACGTGGAAATCGCATCCGAAGTTGGATGGGAGAATTATAAAAAAGTAGCTGATCAAATAATGATCATGCTTAACAGAACTGGTTTGCTTCATGGCTATAGCTTCAATTCTTGGAGTGATATGGTGACTTACGATGAAGCATTTGTGACGGAGTGGCTCCAAAGTCCACAGACGTCTCTCTATTATTCTTTACAAGTAATGGGTGACGTACAGGACAAGTCAGATGCTTACGCTGCACTTGATCAGTCCGACGTTGACGAGTACTTGGAAAGTTTAATGAGCAACAAACCTGATGAAATTGCTTGTGACTGTCAACAATGAACCCCTACGAAAAACTATTAAATAGAAAAAGAAAATGGACACCAGTCCAGACCACCAAAGGAAAGATAAAAGATGGAGCAGAAGAAGCGGTGTTCCGTGCTCTCGCTGTACGCAACATGGAATGTCCAGTTGGCGCGTTTGTATCTGATTCACTCTCTGAGATTCCTGAGAAAAGTAGAGAACTTTTGGAATCAAACATAAAAGATGAAGATAATCATGACTTAGCTCTTGGATATATCGCTAATGCTATAGGCGTTGATGACAAAGCCGAAGCTGAAGCCCTTCGCCTAAAAGAAGCATGGATAGCACATCCAGACCACACCATATTAAAAGCCTTAGTAATTGAAAGAGCAATATTTTTTGTGATATTGCCGTTTTTTAGGTTTAATGGTGATGCTGGTTTACGTACTGTAAGTGCTGATATATCTAGAGACGAACAGATACACGTCGCTACAAATAGTCTTGTCTGTGCAGAGCTTGGTCTTACACCTAGCAAATCACTAGACAAGTTAAGGAGAGCCACTATTAATTGGATCATGCAACCACTATCAGCCAATGTCGATAAATATTTGGACAAAAAATTTTGGCTGGATGCGAGTGATCGACTTATGTATGAAGGCAAAGCTCCACAGTTAACCGAAACAAAGGCAGCGAGAATGCCTGCCTTCTTTGAACATGCAAACACCAACCTCCCCCAATATTCTTGAGCCTATCATTGGACCCACTCTACCCTTTGTGCTTGAGGAACTTGAAGAAAATTTTCCTCAAGTAAACCCACATCCTAAATAAGAAATAGGATCAATAATGTATAAAGCTGGTCAACGATCAGTAGTTGAGTGGATTAAGAAAAGAATAGAAGAATAAGTATGTTAGCTATACCACTCAAACCAGAAGAAGTACCACCTGTATGGGATAAAGTTAAACCTTTAATAGAAAAAGCTTTAGTCCATACCATTGGTGAACAAACTGCGCATGACATACTTATAAAACTTGTTAGTAAACAAAAC